GAATGACTCCCTTCGAAACGTTATTTGAAGCGGTCAACATGCCTGGCGGCGAGCTTTCCATCCAGATGCTCGACCATTTCGTCGCAGGTATGATATCCGCCGCGCTTGATCACCGAATCCGGTATTTCGTAGCCAAGCACCACCTGAAGATCCAAGACGACCTCGACGGCATGGTGGGAGGAGATGACTGGAACCAGATCGAAGACCGTACCGCTGTTCGGCTGGAGCGCGTCGTCCGGATCGGCGATCTTCTGAAGATCCTCTTGCTCGCGCGCCCACCATGCACGAATTGTTTGCCGGACTCGTTCCTCCGGATAGGTCGGGATCGACGGCTTCTTCAGCGGAAGGCCCATGATTACTCTTCTCCCTCCTGTGTTAGATTATCGAACACATCGTGTGCGATTGTCAAACATTTTCTGGGAGAGCCCTCGACGTCGAGCAAGCGGGCCGAGGAGTGTCCCCCGAACCCACTCCGGGGGTCCCGCGCGCGGTCAGCGCGTAGCGGCCCCGCCGTGAAGTGTGCGTCTATGGTATAGTGTCGGCTGAAACCTCGTTCGCGGAGAATGGACACCAAGATGGACACCACGGCACAGGGGGCCCTTCGGGATTCTCAGCCAAGCTTGGTGTCCGTTTTGGTGTCCATTTTTCGATCAGACGGGGTAGATTTGGTGGACACCAGAGACCTTAGAGACTCGATCCGGGTCACGCTAAGTTATTGATGATCAGTCAAATAGCTGATTTGAAAGGTTGCGGGAGTAATTCAGTGGTAGAATGCCAGCTTCCCAAGCTGGACGTCGCGGGTTCGAGTCCCGTCTCCCGCTCCATGTTTTCAGCAAGTTAGCAGATCCCACAAAACCCTCGTTACCTCGTTTACCTCGAAAACCTCATTCGCCCTTGGAAACGGCGGCAACCGCCTCCTCGGACTCCTCACGTTTCTTCAATGCGGATTCCAACTTCGTCACCGCCTCGCGGCGGCTTTCCAGATCGGTCTTCGTGTACGTGTCGATGGCCACGCCGATCGCATGCCCGCGCTGATCGGCAGCCACCTTCGGATCGATTCCCTCCTTGTGCCCCAGGCTGGCCTGCGTCCTCCGCAGCACCTGGAAGTTCACCCAGCCCAAGCCGACCTTCTCCAGCTTGTTCTGGAAGTTCCGCCGCAGGAAGTTGTCACGCGACATGTAGGTGCCCCTCTCGGACGGAAATACCAGCGCGTCCGGGCTGACGTCGAACGAGATCTCGCGCCACTTCTCGATGTCGGCCGCGAGGTCCGGAGGGACCGCCGCCTCCCGCTTGCCCCGATGCGATTTCGGATCGTCCGGCAGCCTGCGGTAGACCCGCTCCATGATGTTCACCATGTCGGGTCCCACGCGACCCCAGCGTAAAGCGAAGATCTCGCCAGGCCGCATCCCAACCAAGCCTGCCAGCAGGAAGATGATCCGCTCGCGGAGTTCCAGGACCGACAGCGCCAGTTGGAAATCCTCCTTGGTCATGACGCGCGTCTCGGCGGTGCGCGCCTCCTTCGGAGTCACCAGCGATCCGGCGGGATTGCCCTGGATCAGCGCATCGTCGGCGGCCATCTTGAACACGGCGTTCAGGTCCCACCGCAAATGGCTGATCACGCTCTTGGACAGGGCCGCCTTGCCCTTGGCCTTGCCGTCGAGAAACTGCTGGAGCCGGTCGCGGGTCAAATCGCGGAGCTCGCAGCTCTCGAACGGCGGAAACAAATATGCGTTGAAACGTTCTGTGGTCGTCGTGTCGGTAGAGTCCTTCCACTTCTTCCGGCGCTGCGGCAAGAACACGTTCACCACGTAGCTCTTGAAGTTCGTCGGCAAGGACTGCCGGAATCCCGACCCCTCGTTGATGGGGCGCAGGATCTCCTGCAGTTTCGCCAGCGCCGCCCCTTCCGTCATCTGCGCACAGTGGCCCAGGACCTTGGTCTTCCCCCTTCCTTCTTCGTAGTATTTTCCGAGCCATACCCATCGGCGGCCATGCTTCACCTTTCGCACACAGCCGCGTTGAAATCGCTGTCGTCGCACGGTTTGCCTTTCCGGCGTCGAAAGCGCTGTTTCCCGATTCGAATCGGATGGTACCACCTACCGCTCCTCACCCACGGCCACCAGTTCGGCGGACTCCACCTCCCGGACCCACTCCTCGAGCGACTCGCGCCGGAACACGACCCGCCGTCCGACGCGAACCGTCGGAAGCGGCGGGATGCCCTGCACCTTGCCGTTGAGGATGTTGGACAGGTGAGACTTCGAGCACCGCAAAAAGCTGGCGGCCTCGACCAGAGTCAGGATGCGCGGCATATTGGTTAAACCTTCCGTCATCGTCATGGACCTTACCTCGAACCCCAGCAGTTATCCAGTTGGAAAAAGACCCGGTTTGGCAGGCCGGGCCAGCCGTGGAAGAGGCCACTCCAAAAGATTTGGAGTGGCCATGTGCCTGCCGGCGGCCCCGTCATCGCGACCGCGACCATCTATAAAAGTTTTAAAGATAGCTGCCCGTCTACGCCGGTCCGGTCTGTCCCGTCGGCATCAACAAGCAGTTCACCGTGGTGACGCCGTTCCCGGCCCCAGCCGTGGCGACCCCCACCATGGGCTTGCTGCCCGTGCCGGCGGTCTTCGTCAGCTTCGCCTGGCCGGAGTCCCAGTAGAGTTTGTCGCCCTGTCCGATCACGTCGGTGGTGATCTTGGGCAACTCGAAAACGCCCTCCACCGTGACCTCCACGTCGGCACCGGAGGCGGCGTCGAAGGCCGCCACGCCGACGATGGAGCCGACCACCACCAACTGCCCGCTGGTCACGATGGCCGGCGCGGTCACCGTGATCGTGTTTCCATCTTGTACAAAGTTCTTCATGGTTTCAGATTCCTTTCGGTGTGATGACAATCTGGCGGGGCGACGCGTTTCCGCCGCCCGCCTGTTCAATTTCTTTGTTGATGGTTGTGAGGGCCGCCTGCATCTCTACCACGCTGCGGTAGGTGACGCCGCGGCCCTCAAAATCGACGCGCAACGTGCCGCCCGCGATGGCGGTGATGATGGCGTCGCGCATGCCCTGCAACTGGTCCACGGTGAAGGCCATGCTTATGCTCCAGGGTTCGCGTAGACGCCCCGATAGTCGAGGGCACCCGCACCAAAATCCAGTCGAGCGCGGATCTGGAGGCCATCGACCTCAAACCCCGCGCGGCTCTCCACCTGCACACCTTCCTGCCCGGACAGGTACGCATACTCGATGCTGGGCACCATGTTCGGGTCGGCGGCGACGTACCAGCGGGTGCCCGACTTCGCGTCGAGACGCGGATCGACGATGAGGATCAACTTGCCGGCGAACGGGTTCACGTTCGAGGCCTGCGCCGGATAGATGCTGGCCAAATACTTCTCGGCGGTGGTTTCGAGCGCCGCCGGCACCACCAGAAACTTGCTGGCGATATCGAGGGCCGTTTTGCCGTCGAGGCCCTTCTGGGAGCGCAGCGCCAGGCGCGCGGCGGCCAGCGTGGTGTCGGAGATGGTGGCGCCGCTGGCGGCCAGGTTGGTGTGGGCGGCGTCGAACAACTTCTTGGTGTCCGACATCACCGGGCCAATGCCGTTGTTGGCGGTGAGCAGGTCCACCAGGAACTGCGCCTCGAACTGGGCCGAGGCCGAAGCGAACAGCCTGCCGATATCGGAGAACGCGCCCAGGTTGTCGTTCACGATGGACTGGCGGTTGATCGCGAAGATGCGGCCGTAGGTGTCCAGTTTGTAGGACTCGCGTCCCTCGCCGATGGTGCCCGACTTGAACTCGCCGTTCTCGTTCACCTTCATCAGCGTGGGCGCCTCCCCAAGTTGCAGCGAGTAACGGTTGCGGAAGTCGGGGATACTGGCCTGGCGGCAGATCTGTTTGATGGCGGCGGGCGCGGCGGCCATCTGCTCGCGCAACACCTTGTTCGCCACGTCGCCCAACAGCAGCGGGAAATCGCTGGTGCTGTGGAGCGCGCGGTCCACGATGCCGCCGTCGGAGAGGCCGATGAGCTCGATGCCCCGGAGCCGGAGCACCTCTTCCGCAAGCCGCACCATGCTGCGCCCGATGAAGGGGCGGGCTGCTTCGCCGGGCTGGTGGGCCGGGTTCATCCTGGTGTAGATGGCGTCGGCCATCGCCGTCCGCAGAAACATGGGATCGTCGTAGCCGGCCGCCAGCGTGGTGGGCTGCGCGGTACGGATTGGGGGACCGGCGCGCCTCTTCATGGCGTCAAACGCCTCGACGCGGGCTTGGTCCAGTGTGAGGTTGCGGGCGATCATGTCGTCGGCCTGGAGGCCGGCAATCTGGGCGATCACCCGGATTTCGTTTTCGTTGGTCTGTTCCATCATTTCTCCTCTCACCTTCGCCGTCGAGTCCGCAGGGATCGCAACGAAGGAGATCTCTTTCGGGGTCCAGCGGGTCGCGGTCTGGGTGCGCACGCCGGTGGCTGGGTCCTTGTCCACGCGCTTCTGGTTGATCATGTAGCCGACGGACACGCTGCGCAGGATGCCCTGGCGCACGTCGCTCATGATCGCCATTGCCCGCTCGCTGAACCGGATCGTGGCGGTGCCGCGCTCGCCATCAAC